GAGAGTAATGATATAGCCAACTATCATCGAGGATATGAGCAAATATCCAAATTATGTCATTATTTCAATGATAATCAAGCTAATAACGTACAAGTCAACGTGTTTACTGATGCAATAGCACAGTTATTAGCTAAGCGTAATATAGTAAATGATAGTGATAACAGTAATAAGTCAATATAGCATTGAATTATATGAATAATGCAATAGTTGACATAATATGTATTATAAGCAGCAGTATATATACTATATGTATTATATAATAACAGCCCAAGGAGACGGGGTGGGACAGCCCCAAGCCCCCCTGTGTAGTATTATAAACCCTCTCTCTAAATTTTGCAGTATTTTTAGAATTTCTTTAATATGAGCATTAACTATCATTCCACAATGGGGCATAATCGCACAGAAAGGGGTCTAATTTCAATTCTACCCCCCCAAATCAGTGGTATTCTATTCACACGGTGTATTTTCACTTAAACAACATCTCCCATTTTCATTAGATTTTTAACTATGTTTAAAAAAGTGTCATTTTTCAAACCCATTGATTCTATTGAACAAAAGTAAGGTCTTACACCCTATGGATAAAAAAGAAATTTCTAAGAACCAAGTCTTGAAACTGGCTGAATTGTGGTCTAAGGACATTTCTGCTTTTGTCGAGGATTTATTTTCTCACTACTTAACCAGCAAAACCCCCCAGTTTCATGCAGAAATATATGAAATGCTCCAAAAACACCAGAGAATCGCTCTCGCAGCCCCCAGAGGATTTGCTAAATCTCACATTGTTTCTGTCTTTTATCCTCTTCATCAGGCTTTATTTGGATTTAACAAGGATATTTGCATTATTTCCGCATCTGAAGGATTGGCTATCGAGTGGTTAAGGAAAATAAAGAGGGAAATTGAGGGAAATCCTATCTTAGTAGCCATTTTCGGAGATTTAAGAAGCGATAAGTGGTCGGAATCGCATATTACGTTAAAGAACGGAGTGAATATCCGAGCAAGAGGGGCAGGAGGGCAAATCCGTGGTTTCCGTCCTGACTTAGTAATCTTAGACGATGTAGAAACAGATGAATCCGTGGCTTCCGAGGAGCAGAGGAATAAACTCAGGGATTGGATTTACAAAGCATGTCTTAATACTCTCATGCCTCACGGTCAATTTATTATAATCGGGACCCTGATCAGTCCTTTAGCCATATTACAGGAAATACTCGATACCCAGAAAGACTGGTTTAGAAAAAAATACCAGGCATATGTTGGGGGAGAACAGGAAGTTGGAAAAGAATTATGGGGAAATCTATGGACACACGAAAGGTTGCAGAAAAGAAAATCAGAAATAGGTTCTTTTGCGTTTTCATGCGAGTTCATGAACGACCCCGTAAGCAACGAAAGCGCACCCATTCACGCCAACCAAATCCGTTACTGGACAGAATTACCTAAACAGTACAGTTGTGTCATAGCGGTAGACCCTGCGTATTCAGATGATGAGAAAGCTGATTACAAGACAGCTGCATTAGTAGCTATTGACCAGTCCATGAACCGTTATCTTATTTCTTATATTAGAACCCACGCACCATTGGGAGAGTTTCAGGATTCGATTATAAACCTTTTCTTAGCCAACAAGGGTTTTGTCACCGGATTAGGCGTTCCAAATTCAGGCGTCGAAAAAGGGTTCTTCACTTCTTTCATGACTAAATGTAACGACAGGAAAATCTATCCTCCGGTAGTTGAACTTAAAAACAGTTTTACCCAATCAGGAACAAATGTGTCCGTAAGAAATAAGAAGGCAAGAGTCATCTCAGCCTTACAGCCATTATTTGAAAACGGAAAATATTATATAAGTCAGAACCACAGCGAAGCCAAGGATGAGTTACTTTCGATCGGAGCGTCAAGGTGGGATGACATAGTAGATTGTATGGCATATTGTGAACAGATAATCCAACCGGTTTATTATGAAATAAAAGAAGCCGAAGAATACGAACAGGAATTAGTCGCAATAGACAGGGGTTCTTCGGGCTATGGCATTTAGGAGGAATAATGGCTAACAAAGATGTAGGACTGTATGACGAACTAACAAACGAAATACAGGACTCTAAGAATAATACAATCACTTGGGCAGAGGCGCAGGATAAATATTATCGTCTTAGGGTGCGTTATAAAAAGAATAAGAACTTTCCCTTCCCTGGTTGCTCTAATTTACGCTTACCCACGATTGAAATGTACATCAGGAAATTAAAAGCGGCATTGGTTGCTATTTATGCAAACGTTAAACCACGTTGTCAAATAGTCCCCCAGACAGATGTAGACCTTGATAAAGCAAATCGTATCGAAAGGTACATGGATTGGGTCATGGACGTTAAGATGGGTTTGTTATCAAAATTGATAATTGTCTGCGATTTGATGTTAGAGAAGGGATTCAGTCTTTTTAAGGTCGTATGGAAGATGGAAGATAATACTTATGTCGAAACTCTTTCGCTCAATGATTTGAGTATGGAAGAGGCAATGTGGATTTATAACGTGAACACCACAGATGATATGCTCGCACAGGCACTTGTTAAAAAACTGAATGTGGATATGTCAGAAACGGTTATGGAAGATAATATCCAAGCCATAGAAAAAGCTGTTAAGGAAATACGAAAAGCTAAAGATAATATCAAAGTAGAATTAAAAGACGAAGTGTATAACGCACCCTATGTGATACCCGTAGACCCTGCTCATTGTTTCGTTCCCTCTGACGCAGGAATAGAAGTTCAGGACTTGCGTTGGATATGCCATGAATATTTTGAACCGTACGAAACTCTTCAGATGAGAGCGAGGAACGGGGAACTTGAAAAGGATGCCGTAGAGGATATAGACATACAGGCTTCTATCGGAGTTAACTATGATAGGACAGTTGACGGTACAAAAGATTTAAGAGAAGGAATTGACCGTAAAAACAATCCCTCACATCTCGTAAAGATTTGGGAACTTTATAAATACCATGATTTAGATAAAGATGATATTCCAGAGAAATGTATTTTTATCCTTGCGCCGGAATTTAAATTAGTTTTAAAGAAAGGTCGCTTGCCTTTCGACCATCAGAAATTTCCCTTCGTAAGATTCTCCACAGAAATAATTGATGACAGATGGTTCTCAACAAGAGGCATACCGGAACACTTGGAAGATTTATCAAAAGAAATAGACGCACAACATAACCAGAAAATAGACAACCAGACTATCCGCAACGCACCCATGTTCGCCTTCAGGTCGGGGATCGTAAATCCGAAGTTAGTAAGATTTATTCCAGGTCAGGGAATACCAGTACCAGGAATGACACCACTCAATGACGCTATCACAATTTTAAACAATACTAATCAGTCTGCGGAATTTTCCTATGAAAGAGAGGAAATGATTTTAAAGGGAGTGATACAGGAATATATCGGCATCATAGATTACTCTCTTCAGTCAATGATGAACAGAAGGCAACCGAGGACAGCTTCGGAAGTTAACGCACAACAACAGGCGGCAGGTCAGGTACAAAGTTTAGACACCATGCTTTTCACTATGTCGCTTACAGAACTGTTCACGCAGATTTTAGAACTCTCACAACAATACATGCCCGAAAGAGTGTTCGCACTTGTTACCGGAGATAACGGAGTTGAACCTCTTCATCTTACAAGAGATGAGATACAGGGAAAATATCATGTCGTGGTTCGTGGAAATGATATGAACTCCAATCCGATGTTAAGAGCGCAGAAGTCTTTAGCGAGAGTACAGATGTTATTATCCCCCATACCTTTACAAATGGGCATAGTTAACCCGATGAACGCATATAACGTGTTAAAAAGATATTTACAAGATGACGGAGAGTTGGCGTGGAAAGAACTTATTAGTCCACCACAGCCACCTCAACCACCACAGCCACCGCCCGCCGCCACATTTATTAAACCACAATTTAATGAAATGACTGACGGCGAGCAAGCTCAGGTGTTAAAGCAAATAGGGATACAGCCCGACATAAAGGGCAGAGCATTGAAGAGTCAGGCTAAGACTCATGAGAAGGCTTTTGACATGGCTCAACACGAACACCAGAGAGAAATGGATAAAGCCAAATTTGTAATGGAGGTGGCGAATGCCGAAAAAGACAGGAAACTTGCAGAAAAAAAAGCAGATGCCGCAACTACTCCTGGCGGCTAGGAGTGAACTCGTTCCAGATGACATCAACGAGTTTCTCGCTGAAGCTGAAGCTGTAAGTTTAATGACAAGGACAGATGGATACCAGATTTTAAAAAGAGACCTTGACAGATTTAGAAACGACATCTCAACACGGTTGCCTTACTTAGAAGCGGACACAAAAGAATATAAAGAATCACGCAACTTGTATATCGGCATAGATAAGTTTTTAACTCTTATAGACGATTACGCAAAGAACAGGGACGAAGCTATCAAGTTGGTTGCACGCATGGAGAATCCAAAAACAGAAGTTGCCTTGGATATTGATAACGAAATATAGGAGGGACTATGGGTTGTGGAAAAAAGAAAGGTAAGAAGGGAAGAAAATAATGGAATTTAATCAAATTTCATTAGACCACTTAGCTAATACGATTTACGGTGAAGCAGCCAATAAAGATTATGATACCATGCTTATGGTTGGTTCTACGGCTATAAATAGATTTGATGCTAACAAGAAAGAATTTTATTACAAGAACGAAGGAGATTTTAACCATTTAATAAAAGTCATAAACAAGGGTTATTATGCGGCAAGAGATAAAACTGGTTCTCCAAGTCCAATGTATTTACAGGCAGATGAAAAGAAATTTCCAGATAAAAATTCAGAACTTAAATATAAACAAGCGTACGCTATTGCGTCTGGTTTGATTCGTGGAACGATAGAACCTACGAAGGGAATGTTTTATTTTACACCAAAGGAAGAGAAGAATTTAAAAGCAAAAGGTGATAAGGTTTTTAATTTTAAAGCAGTAAATAAAGTATCCACGGTAGGTGGGTACAACGTATATTCTTATTAACTCCCACGCCTGAGGGTTAGATGGCGAAGGAAAAACATGGAAGATGTAAAACAGGACGTAAATCCAGTAGAACCGTCCACTACTGAAGAACCGGTTGTAAATCAAGCTGCGGAGACAACCGAGCAGCCAGAGCAAACCCAAGGGGTTGTTGCCCAAGTCGAAGGACAAGATGTAGTTAAAGATAGTCGTCCTCTTGAAAACCTTTACTGGGAACAAAAGCGTAAAGTGGATGAACTCCACGATATGGTTAAGGGTTTGTCTGAAAGAATACAACAACCTCAACAACAGCAACCGCAGTATACCAAGGCGCAGTTAAGGCTGTTTGCCGAGGGAACTGACAATGCTGCACACAAGCAATGGGCGTACGAAGAACTTGACAAGTTGGAGAGAACGGAACGACAGAGTGAGATGAAAGACTTGTTTCAGGGATTCACAAAAAAGAATACCGAAGAACAGTCCAAACACCAGTCTGCCGGATGGGTTGCACAAAATCTTCCCCAATGCTTCACAAGAGACGCAGTAGGGAATTTGGCATGGAACTCGTCAGAACCACTCGTACAGCGTATCAATTTTTATATGACCAATGACAGCATTAAAAACAATCCAGAAGGTTTGATAGCAGCAGCTAAAATGGCGGCTTTCGACTTGGGGGTATCCTTGAATACAAAATTGAACGACAAGGTGAACAGGGCTTTAGGACAATTAAAAAAAGAACAAAAGAAACAACTTGCCGGTATAGGTGGAGGCGGAACTGTTCCTCCAAAAGAATCCTCGTCTAATAGCAAAATACAAAAATTGAATGAAGAGTACAGAAAGAGTGGAGATAAAGAAGTCTTTAAAGAAATATTGAAGTTGAGGGGTATGCTTCCTGCTGAACGGCAGTAGGAGATTCTAATGAGTATTGCTTATCAGTTTGTAACATATAACGCTACCGCAGGAAACAAGGAAGATGTCCTTGATCTCGTAACTCAGATTTCCCCTGAGGATACACCCTTTTTGTCTCGTTTGGGAATTAGTTCAGCTTACAACCGTTACCATGAATGGCTTACTGACTACTTAGGTTCAGGAACGGGCACAGGTTACGCAGCGGTTGAAGGTGCGGACATGTCGAGCAGGGCATTGGTCGGAAGAAGCCGTGCAGGAAACTACACCCAGATTACGACCCACGCATTTGAAATCTCCGGCACTCAAGAAGTCGTATCTCATTATGGCGTAGATTCTGAATATGCCTATCAGTTAGAAAAGGCTATGAAAGAATTGAAGATTATGATGGAACAGGCTCTTATCTATTCCACCACATCAACCGGTGGCATGGGTACAGTTTGTGCAACTGGCGGACGTTCACTTCGTGGTATGTTAGACGCTATCACAACCAATTACAGAACAGGTTCAGCTAACGTATGTGCATTGTCAGAAAGTGAGTTCAATGCGTTGCTACAGACTATTTTTGAAGCTGGTGGAAAACCGAATATAGCCTTCTGCGCAGGTTTTAACAAGAGAAGGATTTCTGCGTTCGCTACTTCCAATACCAGAACTTCGGATATGTCTGGTGAAGCAAGATTACGCAACTTTATAAGCGTATACGAATCTGATTTTGGAGTAACTGAAATCGTATTGGACAGGTATTGCCCTGCCAACACAGTTCCAGTTCTTCAATCGGATATGTGGAAGATTGCCTACTTGCGTAGACCTTTCACGAAAGACTTAGCTCCGAACGGTGACTCGAAGAGAACAATGATTATTGCAGAGTACACCCTTGAACATTTGAACGAAGCATCCAGCGGTAAGTTAACAGCGTACGCAACAGCGTAGTTAGATTAGTCGGGGTGGGGGTAATACCCCACTCCTCTTTTAAACATGGATAACAATTCTATAAACATGAGGGACGATAGTCCCGACAAAGTGGCTGATTTATTTCGCCAGGCGAAGTTTCGTAAAGAAGCTAAGCGAAAATATCAAATTCTTTCTCAGTTATTGGCTTCCACTAAAGAGGTTGACATAACGGGTTCTACCGAGCTCTTTTTGGCTCTTAACCGTGAACGCCTTGATTTTGAACAGTTGATGAATCTTCATCCTGAAGAAATCAGGGACACGATTGAACAGGTAAGAATAGACCGCAAATTCTTTACAGACGGAAAGTATTGGAATCCCCACAGTAAAGCGAAGTGGGGTTGTCTTGGACACATACCTGCTTGCGTCTATCATTCAAGACCGGACGAATACTGGAAGGATGAAAATGTTTTAAGAAACTTTTTCAACACTTTCCCTGTGTTCAGGATTGCGGACAGAAAAGTATGAGTATTCCAATATGTAAATTTTGTAATTCACACAAACACATAATGATTAAAAATTATGGCATTTAAGACATTTGTTATAGCCGAGTGCGGTATCAACGCCAACGGAAATGTAGAACTTGCCAAACAGCAGATTGACTTGGCGGTCATGGCAGGCGCAAGTGCGGTAAAGTTTCAGGTTTATGATGCCGAAAGATTACACGGTAAGAACTCTCCTGTGTTTAAAGACGCTCTAAGGGGTCAGTTTAATCACAAGGACTTCAGGGTCTTGGCTGATTACTCTCCTATCGAATGGTTCGCTACACCCTTTGATAACGAGGCAGTAGAGTTGTTAGAGGACATCGGGGTTAAGAGATATAAAATAGCAAGCCGTTCTGTTAATGAAATCAACTTATTAAAAATAGTCAATAAGACTCGGAAACCCGTATTGCTGTCAACCGGTAACTTTAGTGTTGAAGATGTACGAAAGGCACTCGATGCTGTGAAGGATTGCAAGGTAACACTAATGTATTGTGTTCCTTCCTATCCGACAAAAATCGAAGAACTTAACTTTGGAAGAATGGTTAAAATGGCGGAAATGTTCCACCTTGGGTATGGTTTTAGCGACCATACTCAGGGTGTTTTCGCTTCCCTTGAAGCTGTGAGGTTGGGGGCAGAAGTGATAGAGAAACATTTTACGGTTTCACGGACACTTGAAGGTTGCGACCAGCCTTGCAGTCTTGAACCATTAGAACTTAAACTATTGGTCAAGAGTATCCGTCAATACGAAATATACAGGAACGATGTCATTAACTAAAGAACCACTTTATAAATCATTATCTGGAAATTATTACGAACTTGATTTTACACTTCGTAAACAGATTAAACCTGACTACGAGGAAATGTTTTATGTCCTTGATGTAAGCAATGTTTCTATTGCAAAAGAAAATATAGACGCAAAAAGAAAAGAAATAAAAGCGGTAGAAGACTTTCTTGTTTCGTGCAAGTCAACGATGAAAGGAAAACGTATTTTAGAGTTTGGTTACGGTGATGCAGTCAGGACATTTGCTTTGAAAGAAGTTTCCGAAGGATTTGTAAAGGGGATAGACACGGAAAGATATTTTACTAAAGAGCAATATGCTTTCAATACAAAGATGCGTGATGAGTTCAGCAAATATTTCAACCTTAAAGAAAACCCGATATTTGAGGAAGGAAGTATTGTTGACTTCACAGATGAACCATATGATTTTATTTTCAGTTGGGATACGTTAGAACATGTCTTGAATCCTGAACAGATGTTTAATAATCTATACAAACTTCTTAAACCTAACGGTTGGGCTATAAATATATATTCTCCCTTCTTTGCTTTTAATGGTGGTCATAGTTTATGTACCTTGGATTTCCCTTACGGGCATTGCAGATTATCGAATGATGATGTCGTAAATTATATCAAAGAATTACGACCAGATGAAGTAAAGTTAGCCACTCCATTTTTCTTAAAAAACCTAAACCGCATGACACAAAACGAGGCTATTTTTTATGCAACCAGTGCAGGATTTTACATAGAAAGATTTTTCACTTCTCCGAACATACCATTATATCAACCGTCTTTTGTTGACGAGGTGAGAAAGTATTATCCAATGGCAACCCCTACTGACCTTATGTGCGACAGGGTTACTTTATTATTAAGAAAATGATAGTCATAAAGCCAGTTAAGAAAAC